CTGCACTTGGTCGTACAAATAGTCTTAAGAACTCATTAACTGATGTTCAGCAAGGTTAGGGATTTCTCCTTTATCGCTTGTCTTCACCGTGAGGCTAGAACACCGGGAGGCTTCAAAGGGCTTGTTAGACCCCGACTATAAGTATATATGTGAGATCACCACTAAGAGGTAGAAGACGTACTATCGCGATACTGCACTAATGCAGTTGAAACGTGAAGTGCGTCCTGCTGAGCAAGAAGCTCAGTGACCTTCTTTTGGAGTTTCTCCATCATTACGAATTGGTCGGAAAGCACCTTCCTCTGTTTCCAGTTAATGGAGACAAGAGGGGCTGGTGCTTCTGGCAAGTCCAACTTGAACGTCTCTGGTGTAGCTGCCTCATACCGATCCGCAAGGGCTCCCGAATGGAAGTCCTCAAGGATCTGGTCGAGATGAGCATTCCGCAGCCATACGGCTCGGAGGAGGGTTCCCAGGTACACCCAAAATGCGGGCGATACCAAAATCGATGGGATTGAGAGTATCCCAGCGACCACGCGCATCCGGAAACGGAACACCGGCCACTTAAACCAATTAAGGAGAAAGTACCGGAGTTCTGTAACTGGGGCACGTGCCTTATCCTTCCACATTCCCGCGAAGGCAAGGCTAGAAGCCAAGTCGACGAGGGGGTAGGAGGATTCCAGTGATCTCCCGGTTAATCTAGTGAACCAGAGCTTCGCGCAAGCGATAACATGGCCAGATTGACCTCCCAGGAGACCACTTGGACCAAGGACAGTTGCAATCATGAGAGTTAGGGTAGTATCTGAAATGTTCTTTCGGATCTTCCTAGCATACTCAATGAATCTCTCAACATGTTCTGGAAAGACTAACCAACCGCGTTGGAACATCTGTACAATCAAGACTGGCATGAAGTAAATGTTCCGAACTGTGGCCAGGAGTAATCCCGGTCCCAGCGCGGACAATTCACCTCTAGTTCCTGAGAACCATCGCTTCGCAAACTCCAAGAGTCCTGTCTCACTCACAATTGATTTGTGGGTTGAGATGGATACTCCGAAAGTCCGCATAATCGACAGGTAGTGTTCCGCTACACCGGCATCGGCAATGACTATGTCATCACCGACGACGGCGTAATATGGAAACCACCCTACCCACCCTGAACGCATTGCAGCCATTTGCACCACTATGTGATGTATGACTGCTAACATCGCCCAAGAAGAGTAAGCTCCCATTGGTTGGCCCACCGCATAGCGGATAGGCTTCCCTTGAAACCACCAATCCCGATCTAACAGAACGCTCCACGCCCAAGCGAATACTTTCCCAAATAAAAGGGAGAGCACTTGCTTTTGCGCCGCGACTGGAAGTCGATCCGTTGCACTCGAAAGATCAAAAGAGAAGCATGGAGACCCGAGGCGAATCCGTGGTATGACCCAATCTTGGACCGGCTTCCACTGATCGTGTGTCCCATCCTGAGGAATTAACCTCAGCATGGAAAACAGACCGTCATGGAGTGGCCGGAACAGGACTTGAGTCCACCAATCGGTAATCGCCACAATTCGGACTTTCCCTGCGCCTTCTTTGAGAGCTGCTAAGCTCCCTAGTCGGCCTCTGATGAGAACTCCGATCAATGGAAGGAATGGTAGGCTAACAAATTGGATACAAAGGAACCAGCCCCAGAGAGCGACACGTTTAGTCCGTAATGCGAATACCGTCCATGCAAACCACTGTCGTGGGTTGTAGAGGAACGATATCGCATCAACGAAACTGAACCATGTTGCCTTTGGACCGTTGGGCCCCGCGGATTCCGAGATGAACAAGGTAGGACTACCTAGCTGCACTTTTGGAAACAGAGTGAGAACCTTCTCCAATTCTCCTAAAGAGAATAGTGGAGCGATTCCCGAGAAAGGGTTTATTATAGACCCTAAATCAGGTTTCGCCGAAAAGGCTATCACCCTGTAAAACGAGAGTACAGTCAGGACAATCCGTGTGTGGATAATGCTGAACCATCCTCCTTCATCTCTTGCGAGACGAATTTGGTGGCGAAGCACTCCTGGGATGATCAAAGGAAGCCCTCGACGATCCTTCTTAGCCTCTGTACCTCCTTTTGGGAGAGTATAGCGACTATAGTTCAGGAAAGCGATTACCATCCGGACAGTTTCTTTAAGGTAAAGCACAAGGAATTTCTTCCCTGACTTCTTCCAAAGAGTTACCATCCGTGTGGTGAGTAGTTTATACTCCTTAGTGTGTGACGTGACCCCACAGAGCAGGATCAGCAAGTAGGTCATAGTCCACATTTCTGTGGTTCTGGCCCACCGCCGATTTAAAATTGCACCCGACATCTCCTTTAGACTTTTAAAGTTTAAGTTGATTGTCACTATTGAATAGTAAAAGGTGTTAATTTCAAAGAGGCCCCTCTCTACAAGGTCATGGGGTGTGAGCCCACAAAGCTTGCACCCGGGTGCATACGCGACGGGCGGGGAGAGGGAGTTACCCAATGGGCCTCTGTGCTGACAATCTTCAGTCAGTATAGTTTCCCGCGAGCACCTCCTTGTCTTTTAACGTGGACAAGTTGGCGGATCGGTGTCCCTTTACGGCCGGATTGAAAACCCGGCACGAGAGGGCAGGGCGGAGGCTTGACAGACAAGATTCTGGATTAGACCAACGTTGGTAAACGGTAGTCGGGGCCAGAACATTATCGTCCGGGATAAACTCCCGTCTGAATGAAACGGTCAGGGGATCCGTCTCCGGACCCCCGGCCCTCTTGAGGTTTTCCACCTGATCCCGCCCTAGGTGCCCCCTTAGGCACCCAGGCGTTTCC